TTTTGACTTATTTTTTCAACAGTCTTTTTCAATTTAGAATAGAATGAATTATCATTTTCTAAATTAACTTCTTTTATATTACATTCCATCAGCTCTATAATTGTATGAGCTTCTTTATCAATTATTTCAATCTCATAATTCAAAACTTTAAAATCTTGAATATCAAGAGTAATTTTATCTATTAATTCATCTGCTACTTGAAATACATCTAAATCTTTTTCTCCATGATAAATAACATCAACTGTATAGACCTTGTTAAATTTAACTCCTGCTATTGTGGTATCCCTATGATTTATTAATTGTAATGTAAAACTAGGAGTTGTAAAACCTTGAGTTATATCATTGATATTTATTTTTTTATCAGGATAATTTTTGATGATAGCTTTTGCTATATTATTTAAAACCTTCATTACTCTTTATCCTCCACATATTTAGCTAAATTCCTATTAAACACTGCTTGCCTAATTTTATTTATTTCAGTTACTGAATTAGTCATCATAAATCTACCTTTAACCCAACTAGCTTTTAATTTTTTACCAATAGCTGGTACAAATCTACCTGGTGTTTGTCTATGCCCATATTCAACATAAATAGCATATCTTGCAACATTATAAAGAGTAATAAATCTTTTATCATTGCTCTTTATAACTTTGGATATATACCAACTTCTTCTTAAATTTCCACCAGTATGAGTAGTAATAGTTTTAGTTTTATATTTGCCTTTATTTTTACCTTTTGTATACCTTGCAAGTTCTCCTGTTTTATCTCCAAAATATTTAAACCCTTTTATACTTTTTCCAACAGGAGTTTTTCTTATAACTTTATTCAATAACCTTCCACCTAACTCACTCAAAGAATCATCAATAGCTTTATCATAGTTTTCTTTTATCTGTTTTACATTTTTTTCAGTAAATCTTTTAAATTCAGAAATATCAATATTTAATTTCATTAGGCTTTCCTTTCACTATCTAAAGTTATTTCCTGATGTGTCTTATACATTGCTATTTCTCCACTATGTTTATACTTCTTTGTGACTCCATTTTGAGTTACTTCAATTTCAGAGTTTAAAGGAATTTCTATATCAGGACTTAAAAATAGAACTATCGTAGATGTAGCAATCCCATAATTACCTTGGATAACTACTGGATTACTTTCATAAGATAAGAGGCAAGGGACATTAGATTTAACTAATACCCCTTCTCTTTCATCTGTTATTCCATTTTCATCAGTAAATAGTTCAGTACAATAAATATTACATTTCCCAGTGTATGTTTTTTCTAGTATTCTTCTAGCATAATCAAACATATTTACCACCCCACAAATCTATACCTATATATTTCTTGCTTCCCATAATTTATTAGCCCTAGTATTAGATTAGAAAAAGTTTCTTGATTAGTATTACCTTTAAAACTCATAGAAACTCTCCCTTCTGTAATTGAGGCTAACATTGGCTCAAAATTAAGAGTTTCTATATTCAAAGTATTTGTGGAATATTTTGTGTTAAGATAATCTCCTGCACATCTACATAGAAATACATAATATAACTCATCTGGTACTTCTTTTCTGTTTAAGATATTTTTAAGATTTTGTAAATTCTTAGGTAAAATAATATCAAATAGTTTATCATTATCTTGTAAAGTATAATTATATCCAAGTAACATATTTTTTAGATCCTCTATAATTTTAACCTTATCTACAACAATATCTATCATAATTATCTTCCTTTTTTATTTTTTCCTACTTCTTCTGCTTTTACATCTTCATCATTTGTTTCTTCAACAGTATTTTCTTCTACCTTTTCTATTTCTTCTTCTACTGTATGCCCATAAGATTTAAACCACTCTACATCAGTTGCTGATAAGTTCTCAACTTTTGCTACCCCATTTAAAAAAGGTATACCAGATATTTCACCAGTATACCCTTCATTTTTAGTTTTTATTATAAACATATTTTTCCCTCCTATTGTACTTTTATATTTCTTAATACTCCACATGATTTAGAAGTTTTTAATATAGGTACTCCTCTTAATTCTACAAGTCCTCTTGCTTGTTCAGAAGCTACATTGAAGTCAGGAGCAATTACATCTATTACTTTTCCAGAAGATGGTGAAGCAACTGATAAAGCATCTTCTCCAAATCTTACTGCATATAATGAAGTGTTTCCAGTAGCAGTATCAATAGCTATTGTTTCTTTTGCAACTGTTTCTCCCTTAGGAGTGTATTTTTCAACTTTAATTAAAGGAATCCCATCATAAGAATCAATTTGTTCACCATAAGTTGTTGGAGTTAGAGTATATAATCCAGCTACTTTTGCTGCAGCTTTTATCTTTGTAATCATCTTAGAGTTACCTATTAAGGCATGTGGTTTTTCACTTAATAATGATAACCATTCATCTAATTTTGTTGTAAATTCAAGAGCATTTGCTTTAACCTTATCAAATGTTGAAAAATCAAATCCTGTTGCATGAGCTAACATATCAGTAGCTGTTCCCTTTAATAAAGTATCAAGTCCATCAAATTGTTCAGCTGATGCTGCAACTGATCCGTTTATTAAATAATATGAAAATCCTTTTCTTGCTGATTTAATTAATTGTCCCATTTGCAAAGCAACTTCATTTTCTACTCCACCTTGGTCTCTTAATGCTCTATCTATAGAGAATGCTCCTCCATAAACTTTTACTTCTGCTGTTTTCATTTTCTTTTTAGCAAATGTATCATCATACTTTCCATTGATACCTCTGAAACCTGTTTGAGATTCTTCACTTAAATGTACATAAGATGCTGACCAACCTGCCCCACCTTTTATTGGGTTAGCTATTGGGTCAAATGGTATTGCTTGAAATAAATAATCTCCTCTTGTAAATTCATCAATTACACCTTTTTCTAAATCTGTTAATTGTCCTTGTTTTACTTCTGCTAATGTTATTGCTGGCATATTTTACCTCCTAAAAATTTTATTTGTTATTATTGTATATTGCACCCAAAGCACTACCTAATGTTATTTTAGGTTCAGCAGGATTTCCACTGCCATTTGGATTAGCTGGTGTTGTTCCTGTTGGTGCTGGTGGTGTTTTGTCCTCTACTTTAAATAGATAATCACTTGTCTTTTTAAGTTCTTCTATTTGCTCAGTTAAACCTATAACTTTATCATTATCCATTTTTATATTTTCCATTTTTAACAATGCTTTTACAGCTATATTGTTTTTAGCTCCTGCAGTTGTTAAAGCAAGTTCTAAAGCATTATCAAGTTTGATTTTAGCTAATGTTTCTTGATATTCTTTCTCACTAGCTTTATTTTTTTCTTGTAATTCTGTAATTTGTTTTTTTAATTCTTCATTACTTGAATTGTTCTTTTCTAACTCGGATAATTGTTTATCTCTTTCAGTTAAATCTGCTTTCAACTTATTCTTTTCTTCAACAACTTCATTAAATCTACTTTGTGGGATCATATTCCCATATTTTTCCATTAACTTTGTTGCTTGTTCTTCTGTTAGTCCTAACTTAATTAATTCATCTTTATTCATTTATTTGCTCCTTTCATTTTTAACGTTGTATGTCAACAATTTAGCTCTTATTCTTTTACGTGTGTAATACTAAAAACACGAATTATCTTTTATAATTATTTAAATTATTTGAAGATAATCACTCTCCTTTGCAATAAAAAAGAGGAGCTTTTATACTCCTCTTAGTATTATTTTATTTCTAATAATTCTTGTTGTGTCAGTTCTTTCATTTTTTTCTATTTTAAAATTTAATTTTTATTTGTTCGTTTTTGACATTGCAAATCTAATACGACATTCTCCTTTATCACATAATCTCAACATAATACGAACATATAAAAACATTATATACCATACCTATATAACTTGCATATAATAGTATTTTTGTGTTTCTGTGTCACATATAATTTTTTTCTATATTTTTGCATAAATTATCATGGTATTGGATAATAAAAAAATATATCGAAAAACTTCATTTTTTAAATGGATTACAGTAGGAGGAATAGCCTCCATTTTATTTTTACAAATAATATCGCTGTTTTCCATTTATAATAACATGTCCAATATCATAGAAAGAAATATTCATGACGCTTTTTCATTATCCATGGAAGAGTACAGGGATCAGGTATTACAGAAGAACTATACTAAGGATTTAAAATTTCAAATCAAAAGTTTAAAAAACAAAAAAAACATTAGGGAGGAAAAAGACTATAAATATGACTATAC